CTGCGACTGGGTCGTCAAACGCTGCCCAGTGCCCTGCGACTACCGCCGCCCTGCGCTCAGGTGTATATCCCTTCATGATAGTGGCGCTACCATACACCTGATCAATTGCCCGGTACACTGCGTGTTCGATCGGCTGTATAAAACAGCCCAGCGCTAGATTGTACCGCGGGGGTCGTGCACTGATAAGTCTCCCTGCCTTGTCCTCAAACCATTTTTCATACTTGAGAAAGACCCCGGGGAAACTATCAGATACTGCCAAAGGCCTGACCGCCAAGGATGCTTGCGCAGCCTCATACCGCTTCCGTTTCTGCCCCTGATACGATCCGAGGAACTGGTCGGCGGAGATCGGGAGGGAGTGTCTCGGTAGATACCGTGCAACGCGTCTCTTGAACTGCGTCAATGAGGGCTTGTTGAAGGCCCCCGGCCTCGGGCGAACCGTCGGGTTCCAGGAACCGTCTGGTTGTGTGCGTCCAAGCACCCGTTCGCGCACTGAATGAAGGATGTTGGCCACAGTGTTGTCGTGACCATAGGGTGTCCCTTTGCTGGGCAGATGAGGCAAATGCAACATCTCCCGCCTAGGGGGCTTCTGGCTACCCGAGTGGGTTGCAGTCACCTCGCAGCCCGCGGCCTGCATGAGGGCAAGATCTGCCTGCCCCTCAGCATCCGACCGCGTGCGCACGGGGCACACCACCGGGCACCCCTATTCATCAGCAAACCCGTGGTCGTGCTGCGGGGCGGCTTCCGCGCCCAGCATCAACCTGTCGAGCCAGCATGAGAAGCGATATCGCAGCCTCCCGAATCTCGTCCGAGTCCGCACTGCGTCTGCCGCCACGACGGCCAGACGATCTCCCTCGTCGGGGAGGAGTGCGAGCCGCACCACCATTGGTACGGCCCGAGAGGCGTGCGTCACCCGGACTCCTGCTGCGCGCATCTCCTTGCCGAGCCAAGTGCGCATCGCCGCCCTGTCTGAGGGCCGGTCCTGCCGCATCTCGAACTGCGCGCGCGTCCTGGCCACCCAGTAGCGAAGGAAGGCCGAAACCAACCGGCGCCTGGGTGACCTGGCGGGGTCCTCGATGATCCGCTTCGTCCCATCCAGGTAAGCTAGGGACTCGGCTGCTTGCGCCATGCGCTCGCTCCTCGGCCCAGCATCCTGTGGGTCCTGGCTGTCCAGGAGTTCCGACGGGTATTTGTATCCCGCGGCCCTGTCCGCGGCTTGGGTGGCTGAAGCTATCTCCAAGATCTCCGCAGTGGTATACGGAAGCATCTTCTCCAGCACTTGGTACCTCATCCAGAGGTCGTCTGACTCCTCCGTGTCCGGGTCCGGTTCGTACACCGTCTCTTTCAGCCAGCTGAATTGCGCAGGGTCCGTCAAATTCTCCGGGGCCCTCCAATACGCTACCAGCCCAGCTGAGGAAGCTAGACTCCCAATCCCAGTCGCCAGACCTAAACATAGTAAACCCAAAGGCATCGTGAAGATGCATGCACACTTGCGCGAAGTTAAATTTACGCTCCGAGGATACGCCGC